AAGATATTAAGGTACCTTTGGCCTATGAGTCTCGCAAAAAGTATCTAGCAAAATTAATCCAAGACAGTAAAAAGAATAGACAAGTTCCCCGAATGGGGTTTGTTCTAACTGGCCTGGAGCAAGACCTATCGCGGTCAGCGAACCAAATGACCGAGTTCAGATTTAATCATACGGACAACAACAAAGCGTATGTGATGTTGAACCCGATTCCATACAACTTCACATTCAGTCTTGACGTTTATGTGGATTATATGGATGATGGACTTCAAATCATCGAACAAATATTACCATATTTTGCGCCAGATTTTAATGTAGTAATCGAAGAAATTCCCGCATTAGAGATGCGTAGAGATATTCCCATCGAACTGTCGGGGCTAACTATGGCCGATGAGTTTGAGGGAGATTTTTCAGAACAACGAATAGTCAATTGGACTTTAGATTTTATTATTAGGGGATGGATTTATCCACCAATACGAGAGCAAGGAGTTATCAAGCATATCGAAACAAACTATATATTAGATGATGGTATATGGCCTGATGAACGTATTAACCTGTCTGTAGACCCATTCAGTGCAGGGGAAGAAGATAACTGGACTATAAAAGTCGAAGGAGGACATCCTGATAACCCTGATGACGATTATGATGTTGACACTATGGCAGAAATTAAGTGGCCGCTTCCGTGATGGCGACTAAAAAAGTGAGTAGAGGATGAAATATTATGACGAAAAAAAGTATTAAAGAAAAATTGGATGCTGAATTAGAAGTTGCTGAAGATATTTTAGGTGCAGAGCATCCAGAAGATAAGCCTATTGATATTAATAAGAGAGTAATAGCAGTACGAAGGGAGAGAGGTCTAGCGCCTAGGGCGGCAGTTAAGTCTGACCCCGTGGAAGGCGACCTCGGTGAAGATTATTCTTACGCTAGGGATAATCTTTATAATCTTATAGAACGTGGTAACGATGCACTTGAAGGCATCCTTGAACTAGCAAAGGAAATGGAACACCCAAGGGCATACGAAGTAGCGAGTGGTTTGATTAAAAATGTATCTGATACTACGATGGAATTGTTGAAGATGCAGAAAGAATTAAAACTTATGAAGGACGGAGAGGCCCCGAAAACGAATGTCAATAATCTTTATGTAGGTAGCACCGCTGAATTACAGGAGATGCTGAAAGGAAAGACTATTGACAGTTAACTAAAGGGAGAACAAGAATAATGGATAGTTCACTAGAAGTAATATCAAGGATGTGGCCTATTTTTTTAGGATTCATAACATTGGTAATCGTGTTAGCAAAAATGCACTCGTCAATAGAAGTTTTACAAGATAAAGTTAGAGTTCTTTATGAGTTGTATAACACTTGGACCAATAAACCAAAGGAGTAGTAGAGGAAATGAATAGAGACCACATAATCCAGAACATCGGAAGTATTATTATATTTATTGCCGTTGTTTATGGTATCACAGTTATGATGGATATGGTCCGAGATACGGGGAGAATTTCTCATTATATTGAGGCCGACTTGCAACGGGTAGAACGTATTGAATCACATATTGCGGCTCAAAAGGTATGGCAAAGTGAACACGAAGAACGTATTGCTTCCAGACTTGAAAGTATAGAACAACGTAATAAAGAAGATGCAGAATTTAATCAATTATTTTTAAAGATGTCTGGTAAACTGGACACGCTTGAAGAACATATAAAATTACTAATGAAACAACTAACAAAGGACTCGGAATAATTTGAAAGAAGATTTCGGGGCGTTAATTATATTATGACAATAACTACATATTTAGGCAATCCACTCCTTAAACGGCTCAACGTGGCGCAGAACTATACTGCGGAGGAGATACAGGAGTATGTCAAATGTAGGGATGATGCTATATACTTCATTAAGAACTATATGACTATAGTTAATATAGATAAAGGATTAATGAAGTTTGAATTGTGGCCTTTCCAAGAAGAACTAATAAAGGGTCTAGAAGAACATCGATTTTGTATAGTAAAATGTCCTAGACAGTCTGGTAAATCACAGACAAGTCTGGCATTTATGCTCCATTATGTACTATTTAATGACCAAAAGAATGTAGCGATTCTAGCCAATAAGGGTGCGACTGCAAGAGAATTATTAGGTCGTCTCCAAATGGCGTATGAAAAACTCCCTATGTTCTTGCAACAAGGAGTATCGGAATGGAACAAAGGTTCTATGTCTTTAGAAAATGGCTCACGAATCCTCGCAGGTTCTACGTCATCAAGTGCTATCCGTGGTTATTCATTCAATCTAATTTTCCTGGATGAGTTTGCATTTGTTCAGCAAAATATGGCACAAGAATTCTTTAATTCTGTTTATCCAACTATATCATCTGGACAAACATCGAAAGTAGTTATTGTTTCTACTCCCAACGGTATGAATCACTTCTATAAGATGTGGACTAATGCCATTGAAGGACGCTCCAACTATCACGCCTTTGAAATTAATTGGTGGGATGTACCGGGCAGAGATGATGACTGGAAGAAACAAACAATTGAAAACACCAGTGAGGAACAGTTTAGACAAGAGTTTGAATGTGAGTTTTTGGGCAGTGCTGGTACTCTGGTTAATCCTGGCAAGATTGCCGAACTTACTATTAAAACTCCACTTACACGCAAAGATAATCTAGACATATACGAAGAGACACTTGAGGGACATAATTATTTTATAGCAGTGGATGTTGCAGAGGGCAGAGGTCAAGATTACTCCACGTTTAACGTGATTGACATTACAGACCTTCCGTTCAAGCAAGTGGCCAAATATAGGTCAAATACAATATCTCCTCTACTTTTTCCAAACATAATAAATCGGGTAGCAACTGCATATAATAAAGCGACTGTTTTGATTGAATCAAATGGTCCTGGTGGTGAAGTTGCTAATATACTCCATTATGATTTGGAATACGATAACACAATAAACGAATCAGGGGTTCAAGCAAAATTAGGCATAAAAATGACTAAGAGAGTCAAAGCAGTTGGTTGTTCTAATTTCAAGGACCTTATAGAGACAAACAAACTAATAATTAACGATTTGGAGACAATATCAGAGATATCTCAATTTATCGTTCGAGGAAAGAGTTGGTCTGCCGAAGAGGGTGGTAATGATGACCTAGTAATGAGTTTAGTCTTATTCTCTTGGTTCTCTTCCCAAGATTTATTTAAAGACTTAAATGATATAGATTTGAGAACAAAATTATATGATGGACAAATACAACAAATAGAAGATGACCTGACTCCATTCGGGTTCATCGAAGATGGTATAGGAGATGTAAGTGAGAATATCGTACAGGGTGGAGAAGTTTGGCAAATCTATAAGTAGTAAGGGAGATATATATGTTTACACTGACAGATTCAGCAAAGGCACAGATAGTGTCGGTTTGCAATAAAGAAAATAGCGATGCAGTACGCTTCAGCATTAAGGGCGGAGGATGTTCTGGATTTGAATATAACTGGGAAGTAGTAAACGAATATATTCCTGAGTTACACGATAGAACAATAGACTTGGAAGATAGTAGGCAATTCGTAGTAGATAATATCAGTATTAACTACATAGCAGGAGCCACCATTGATTTCGTGACAGAAGTAATGGGGTCGTCTTTTCAAGTATCTAACCCTAATGCAAGTAGCAGTTGTGGATGTGGAGAAAGTGTAGGATTTGGAGAAATATTAGACTATGCCAGTGATGAGGTAAAACTATGAGATTAAAGAGCCGATATTGTGTTAAATGTTCCGCTATATACTCTTTTCAGTGTTCGTGCCCAAATAACGTGAGGCATAAAAATGTTATGAGAGATTTCCACAAAATTAGTATGGCGTCTGTCGAACAGGCGGAAGAGCAAGTGCGTGGAAAACTAATAAATTATAAATAGTTGTAATGGATGGAGGAGAATGTTTTCTTCCTTATTGTCTCATCAGAATTATCGCATAATAATTCAATTAACGGTAAAATGATTGGGATAAACCATAGTTAAATAATTTTAATATAGGAGAAAAACGATGGGATTTCAATTAAGCCCAGGCGTCCAGACAAGAGAAATCGACTTGTCAACGTCTATCCCCGCGGTTGCTACCTCTTTAGGTGCTACAGTTGGTCGTTTTACTTGGGGTCCGGCATTTGAGCCGTATTTATGTACCTCAGAAGCCGACCTGGTAGCAGTCTTTGGACAACCAACCAACGATACATATCCAGCGTTTCTTTCTTCTGCCGCTTTCTTGAAGTATGCTAACAGCCTTCAAGTAGTTCGAGTTGTTGATTCAGGAGCGATGAATGCCGCGCCTTCTGGAAATGTTACTCAAATAACTGGCGCAGAGGATTTTGACACACAGTTGGATTCAGGAACCTTGACAGAGGGATTTTATGCCCGCTATCCTGGCCTGTACGGAAATGGCATTAGTGTAGAAACACACGACGGTACTGCAACGTGGGGTGACTGGCAATATGCCGGTGCATTCGATGTTCAGCCTTCGACTAGTAACAACGAAATGGCAGTTGTCGTAGTTGTTGACGGAGAAGTTGTTGAACGCTATCTTGTTGGACTCGCACAAGGCGACAAAAACAGTGACGGTGGAAACATTTGGGCAATGGATATAATTAATCCTCGCTCTAAACTTGTCTGGATTAACACAGCAAACGTAACTAACTCAGCCGCAACGACTGTAACATTCAGTGGAGGAATAGCAGTTTCGGCTGGTGTACCCGCTCATTGTGATGACGGTAGTGGCGATGACCAAGCAACTTGCGAAGGTAACTCCGCAGTTTGGGTCTTAGCAGTTGATGCCGGGACAGTTGGTGCTAACGAGTATATGCAAGGATGGGACAAGTTCAAGAACGCTGATGAAGTTAATGTTTCACTAGCAATTGCTGGTGGACTCTCTAACGAAAACACCGCTCAGGTTGCTGTTGTTTCTAAGTATATCATTGAGACTATAGCAGAATATCGTAAAGATTGTATTGCTATTGTATCACCTCCGAAAGAAGAAGTTGTTAATGTTGGTGGAGCCACTAACGCAGTTAACAATGTAATTGCTTGGAGAACTGATGTAGCATTTAATAGTGCTTCATCTTACGGTACTCTCGATGGCAACTATAAGTACGTTTATGACGTTTATTCTGATACTTATCGCTGGATTGGATTCAGTGGTGACATAGCAGGATTGATGGCTCATACTGATAGCGTAAGAGATGCTTGGTGGAGTCCAGGTGGTCTTAATCGTGGTCAGATTAAAGGCGTAGTTAAACTTGCTTATCAGCCCTCACTAGCCCATAGAGACCAGTTGTATATGCTTCCTAACGGAATCAATCCAATTGTAACCTTTCCAGGACAGGGAACTGTTCTTTGGGGAGATAGAACTCTATTGGTTAAACCAAGTGCATTTGACAGAATTAATGTTAGGCGACTATTCATTATTCTTGAGAAAGCAATATCAATATCCGCAAAATACTTCTTGTTTGAATTCAACAATGAATACACACGTAAGAATTTCTTGAATATGGTTAATCCATATCTTGAGGGAATCAAAGCGAGACAAGGAATGTATGATTTTTATGTTCAGTGTGACGCCGAGAATAACACGCCTGAAGTCATTGACTCGAATCAGTTTATTGCGAGTATTTTTCTTAAACCATCCAAGTCTATCAACTTTATCACGCTTAATTTCGTAGCAACGAAAACTGGTGTTGATTTTGCTGAAGTCATTGGTCAAGTATAAAGGAGAATAAAAATGGCACATTTTAATGTAAACAGTTTTAACGCTCAATATACTGGCGACTATGCTCGTCCTAATCTGTTTGAGGTAAATATTGCAGGTATCGATTCTCATATGTTTGTTAAGGCCGCAAGTCTTCCAGCAACTACTGTTGGAATGGTTGAGGTACCTTATCAGAACCGCAAACTAAAGGTTCCTGGCGACAGAACATTTGCGGATTGGACTGCAACAATTATCCAAGATGAAGGATACGTACTGCGTACTGCCCTGTTAAATTGGCAGGCCGCTATCACTGGATTTAGTTCTATGGCTAGCACCGCAGGAGTGGCAACATCTCACAAGAAAATAGAGATTCAACCTTACAATCGTGATGGCACACCATCTACACACAAAGCAAAT